GTACAGTACGCTGGCGCAATAGGTCATGCCCTTGGCAATCACCAGCGTTTTGTCCGCGCCAAAGTGGAAGCGGGTGTTCTGGGCTTTATTGGTCACGCGAACAGATTCACCCGCAATGGTGTAGCTGCCCTTTTTGCTGGTTGCATTGCCGCCTGCATCCAGGGTCGCATTGTTCCAGTCGTCGGTGCCCGCAATAATATTGTTGCCGCCGGTGATCCGCTGCGTTACCGTCTGAGTAATGCTGTCAGCTTTCTGGTCAATCGCGGATACTGATTCTTTAACGGTTTTGAATTCCTGCTTTGTGCTGCCCAGGTCGTTGGAAATGGTTGTGGTGGTCTCTTCCAGACTGCTGACTTTGGTGCTGATGCTGTCCGCCTTTTGGCTGATGCTGGAAACATCCTCTTTCAGGCTGTTCACCGTTGCGGTGGTGGCGTAATCCTGCAATTTGCTGTCAACCGCATCGTTGGCGGCGCTGGTGGCGGTGTCCTTCACGTTGGCCGTTACCGTTTCAGTCACTGACTTGGTGACTTCGGTTTTGATCTCGTCAGCGGTCTGCGAAAACAGGCTTTTGGCGCTTTCCTGCGTCAGGTAGTCGCCGGAGCTGGCGTTCCACGCGGTCGGCGCATTGCCGTATTGCAGCATGGGGTGAAGCATCGAAAACTTGTTGGTGTAGTTGCCGCCAAGCCCCGCCCTTATGCTGCCGCAGCCAAGCTCGACCGTTTTCAGAATACCGGTGTTGCTGGGTGTCCAGGTGCCATACCGCAGCACCCAGCCGTCTGTCTGCTCAATTTCAAGCTGATTTTCGGTTTTTATGCTGGGAACGTAAGAAGTTCCGTTGTCGGCATCATACGTAAGGCTCAGGCACAACCCGTCGGTGCCGGAAATTGGTTTGTACATGACGGACAGGCATAATGTGACGCCTTTTGTAATGCGAGCGCCCGCGGTGTTGAAAATAAAATACCGGTTGGTGTTCGCATTGGTTATTGTTGCACTGCCGTCATCGCCATACGCCACGCCGCTTGCATTGCCGTCATAGGTGGCATTGCGGAAGCTCTCACTGCCCAGGATCAGGTTGCCGCCGCCGGTGATTTTGGTGTCTTTTTTCACCTCAGAAGAAAGCCCGTCTACCGTTGCTTTCAGGTCAGTGTACTTGCCGGTCAGGTCGCTGGCCTTTACTTCCAGGCCGTCCACGCTGGTCTTGATCTCCAGCATCTTGCCGGTCAGGTTCTTGTAGCTCTGGCTGTTCACGGCGCTGGAACTTTCCCGGCTGGCGCTGCCCACGCTCTCAAAGCTGGCTTTACCGAAGGAGATTGTGGCGCTCATCAGGTAGGTGTCGAACTCCCGCCCGCGTGCGTCCTTAACGTGCACGATCTGCCCGCAGGCAAGGCCGGAACTGCTGGGCACCGATACTTTGCAGGGGGTGTAGGTCACGTTTTTCAGCACGTTGTACAGGTTTTGGACAACGGTTTTCAGGTTGGCTTCGGTGCCGGTTGTCAGCAGCAGATTGCCTTGCACTGCATAAGTGTTGGTGGCGGTGGTGCTGTCGGGGTAGATAACCCCCGCGTCACTGTCCGACTGCCGGATCTGGACTTTCTCAATGGCCTTGACTGTGTAGTCCTCGTAGCTCAGGCTGTCAGCATAATAGGCGGTGCTGTTGCTGGCACCGTCCGGGGTGATTTTAGCAGTGCTGCGCTTGTCTGTGTAGGTCAAGAATTGCAGCTTGCCGTCTGCATTCATGTGGGCGTAGCAGCCTGCCGCTTCCGCCGCCCAGGAGATGATCTGGCGGCAGGTCAGGTCGTCCGCGTAGAACGCCTGCACGCTGTAGCTGCCGTTGATGGGCAGGCTGCTGCTGGCCAGCGTAACCCCCGCCCGCTGGCAGGCCAGCTGAACCAGCTGCCAGATAGTTTTGGGGAACTGCGCCTGATTGGCGTGCAGCCAACCGGAGAAGTCCGCATCCAGCTTGGACATGGTGTCATAGGCCGTGACCTTGTAGCTGTTGCGCTTGGTGCGGGTGGGCTTTTCAGCATAGAAAACGCCCACCTTGGTTCGGTTCCCGGCATCGTCCTGCCGGTAGTAGGTCAGGACATCCCCGGCAGTGATCTGTAAACTGCCGTCCGGGTCCGCCCAGATTTCGGCTTCAATGTAGTCCGAAAACGCAGAGCCGATGGTAAATTCCTGCCCGGCGTTTACCGCGGTGTGCAGGGTAAGGCTCTTCACCGCGCTGCCGGGGGAGCCGCCCTTTAATTCGGTGCCGCTTGGGAGAGTGAGAATTGGTTGGAGCAAATATACACCTCCTTTGGTTTTAGTTAGGAGGTAGGAGTGAGGAGTTAGGAGTTCATGGTGTGCGCGTGCGCGCACGGGTTGAAAATTGGGCCGCAATCCCGTAGGAGCGCACATTGTGCGCCCGTCACCCTGTGGCAAATCCTGTTATGGCATCTACCGCAAAGCCCCGGAACGGTCAAGACCGTTCCCTACAATGCCGGACCTTAGGCCCGTTTTAACCCCTACTTCCTACCTCCTAACTCTCAATCAGCATTCAATAATGTTAAATTTAAGGTTCTTCCACTGTTTCGTCTTGGCATTGTGCCAGGCGATGCCGTATTTGCTGCAGTAGCAGGTGGTGGTTTCGGTCTCGGTGGAAGAACCGGCTTTGGGATGGGTGAACTGAAACGTTGCCTTGCCCGCAAACAGCCCGATGGTGTACTTGTATTCGTCGTCAGTCAGGCAGCTGTAGGCGATGGGCCAGGTGGCAACCTTTTCCCGCACCACTTCGCGGTGCATAAACCCGGCCTCGTCGCGGCCGGAATCGCTGGAATCCAGGTCGGAATAGCTCGGTTCGATGTCGCAGTCCGGTGCGTACAGGGATTTGCTATCGATCTGGAACAGATTGGTCAGGGTCACATTACACACCTCCTGTGGCAGTCAGCTGTTTGCGCTGCCAGCGCTGTACGGCGCGGCCTACGTCCTCGTCGGTCAGCTCAATGCCGTACACGGCGGAGAGAATCTCCCGCAGCACGGAAACCACGGCTTCAAAGCCCGCCATCTGGCCCGCCTGCAGGTCCTCCATGACCTCGGCCACAGCCTGCTTGATGGTGTCCAGCGGAGCTTCCACGTTGGTTCCGTGGCTCTGATCGCCCAGCACGGCGAGGAACTCCTGGTTCGCCGGGATGACCGCGCCCTGTGCCAGGTAGGGAATTTGCGGGGCGGTCAGGGTGCTGATATGAAACCCGACATGCCCGCCGCCGAATATGTCCGGCAGGTCGAACGACAACCCGTTCAGCGCGTTGATGACCGCATTGATGCCGGTCACAACGGCGGAGATCATCCGGTTGATGAAGCCGATGATGCCATTGACGGCGGTCTTGATGGCGTTCGTCATCTTATCCCAGACGGTGCTGACCGTGTTGCCGATGGCCTGCCAGGCAGCATCCCAGTTGCCGCGGAACACGGCGCTTAAAAAGTCCGTCAGCCCGCGCAGCACAACAACGGCCAGATCGATGGCATCCGCAATAGCCCCAACGGCCACGCCAACAACGTCCGCAATGGCGTTGAATACCTCAGCAAACGCGGGGCCGAATGTGGCGATGAGCCACTTGGCCACCGGGGCCAGCAGGTTGTTCCACAGGTCCAGCAGGCAGTTGGCAACGCTTGCCACCAGCAAAAGAATGTCATCCCACAGGGGCTTGAGATGGGAGGACCAGAGGGTAGATAAAATCTGCATCAGGTTAGTAAGGATCGGCTGCAAAACGTTCTGCCACAGGGTGGTAAAAATGCCTTGCAGGTTTTCCAGCGCCAGGGCGGCACTCTGGACAATGGGCTGGCCGTACTCGGCCCAGGTCAGCTGAACGCCGCCCAAAAGATCCTGCCAAACGGTCAGGGCAGCGGTTTTCATCTGCTGCCAAGCTGCATCCCACAGCGCGGCGGCGGGGGCAAGCACAGCCTGTAATGTAGCCCAGAAATTTTGCAGCTGCTGGTTTAATAGAGCCGGCGGACTTAACTGTGGCGGTTCGGCATCTGCGGCTTTGATTGTTGCAGCGCTGCTGCTTTTGCGGGTGGTGGAAGCCGCCGCAGCTCCGGCACTTTCGGCAAGAGAAGCCTGCAGCCGGTCCAGCTCATCAAATTCCGCAACGCTGCGTTTGGCGGCCTTGGCTGCTTTGGTGGTGCCACTGGCAAGTTTGGCCTGGGCTTTGGCGGCTTTGTTGGCGCTGACTGCTGCTGCGGCGGTCTGCTGCTCAAACTTTGCCACCGGCACGGCGGAGAACGCAGCGTTTACACTGCGGCTTATTTTTTTCAGGGCAGTGCGCAGGCCGTTCAGCGGCTGCTGCGCGGTGTGGGTAGTTGTTTGTGTAGACAGGGCAACCTGAAGGCTGCCTGTATAGGATTTTGGCAAAAGCATCTACCTCCTTATGGGGACTTAATTGGCCAACAGGCGCTGCAGCCGCTGGCGTTCCGCTATCTCTGCCGGATTCAGGCGAGGGCGCAGGTCAACCATGGCTTTGTTTTTGCGGTAGTAGTCCTGTTCCCACGGCTGCAATTTTTGGCCGTGGTGCAGCTTGCTGCGTACCCGCAGCAGGGTAGCCAGCTGGCCGTCCCCAATGCTGTTGAACCAGGCCATAAAGGTCCACCAGTGCAGATAAGGCAGGGCGCGCACTTCGCACCCGGCGGCTTTGTTGATGTCGGCGACAATCAGCGGGGCGTCCTGTTCCCAGTCCAACAGCGGCGGGGCAGGGGAGCGGGGCAGCGTTTGCCCGCAGTTCAAAAAATCTGCCAGCTTCTGCATGGCCTCCGGATAGTCGCTGCGCGGCAGATCGCCCTCATAAAATAGGGCCAGGGCCACCCGCCAGCGGATGAATTCCGGC